TTATATTTCCAAGCAATCTATAGCAACTGCAACAACCGATGATGTTTTAAGACCTGCATTTGCGAGATTAGTTCGATCCACTAATGATGTTACAAAAGCACAAGATTTGCTTTCTTTAGCACAGGAAATATCAACTGCAACTGGTAAACCACTAGAAACAGTCGCAAATGCTTTAGGTAAAAGTTTTGATGGGCAGAATGCTGCTCTCGGCAAACTTGGGTTAGGTATTGATGCTGCAACCTTAAAGACAATGTCGCATGAACAAATTATGCAGCAATTAAAAGGAACATACAACGGATTTATTGCCAATGAAGCAACCAATGCTGAGTTTAAGTTTAAGCAATTAACAATTGCTCTTGATGAAACAAAAGAAAAAATCGGAACAGCATTATTACCTATTGTTAAAGAACTTGCTGATTTTTTGCTTGCAGAAGTTGTGCCAAATGTTCAAGCCTTCGCAGCTGGTTTAACTGGAGATGATAGTGTTACGGCTGGCATTACTGATGCAACTGAAGGTGCATATAATTTTGGACTACAACTTATTGATCTAATTACTTTTGTGATTAGTATTAAAGATGAATTGTTAGTTCTTGGTGGCATTATTGCAACAGTATTTGTTGCAAATAAAATTGTGGCATTTGTGAGTGCAATTATGACTTTAGTTACAGCTATGAAAGCCCTTAGAACTGCTGCTGCTGGTGCTGCTATTGCTACGGCGTTTGCAACTGGAGGAGCATCTGTGGGGTTGGCTGTTGCTGCTCTTGCCGGTATTGCTGCTACTTATGGGTTATCACAATTAGCAGGAGGCGGAGATTTACCAACAGTTCCATCAACTTCTAATACTGGATCAAACTTTACTTATGGCTCAGGCAACCCAGTTAATATTACAATTAACACATTAGATAGCGAGAGTGCGGCTAGAGCCGTTGCTAAGGTAATGAATGAAAGCGCAGCAAGATCAAACCCATATCTATCGCGCACAGCTGTAAAGTAGGAACTTATGACTGCTTGGTCACCAGTTTGGAAATTAACTGTCGGTGGAACTGATTACACTAACATCGCAATAAGCGATATTCAACATCAATCTGGTCGAACAGATATTTACTTACAACCAAATCCTTCATTTATGCAAATCAATCTTGTGGCGTTATCTGGTCAAACTTTGCCATTTGATATTAACGACAGTTTAGTTCTTCAAGTTAAAAATACATCGGGAACTTATGTCAATATTTTTGGTGGAGATATAACTGATGTAACTGTTAGCGTTGAGGCTAGTGGATCAATTTCTAATGTTGTTCAATATTCAGTTCTCGCAATGGGATCACTTGTTAAATTAGCAAAAGAATTATATTTAGGCACAATCTCACAAGATGAGGATGGCAATCAAATCTATGATCTATTGTCTAGCGTATTGCTTGGAACTTGGAATGATGTTCCAGCAGCTTCAACATGGGCAACTTATTCTGCAACTGAAACATGGACTAATGCGGTAAATATAGGACTTGGTGAAATTGATCAGCCTGGACTTTACACAATGGAAAATAGAGCGGCATCAGCAGATACTATTTACAATATAGCAAGCCTTATTGCTAATTCAGCATTTGGTTATTTATACGAGGATAATGAAGGCAATATTGGTTATGCCGATGCGGATCACAGACAGAGTTACCTTATAAACAATGGTTATATTGATCTTGATGCAAACCATGCATTAACTCAAGGACTTAGCACAATTACTCGATCAGGTGATATTCGAAATGATGTGTATATCAATTATGGCAACAATTTTGGATCTCAAGAAACAGCAACCTCTGCAACATCAATTGCAACTTATGGTTACAAAGCAGAAAGCATTCAATCGGTGCTTCATTCAGCTGTGGATGCTCAAGAGGTTGCAGATCGCTATATTGCACAAAGAGCATTCCCACAACCAGCATTCCAGAGCATTACATTCCCAATCACAAATCCAGAGATTGATAACAGTGATCGGGATAATCTGCTTGGCGTATTTATGGGGCAACCTCTAAACATCCAGAATTTACCCGCTCAAATCTCAACAGGTGAATTTGAAGGATATGTTGAAGGTTGGTCATGGAGCACTAGGTTTAACGAATTATTCCTGACAATAAACTTGTCGCCTGTGGCTTATAGTCAAGTGGCGATGCGTTGGAATACTGTGCCAATTGGCGAGGCATGGAACACTTTAAGCAATACTTTAACATGGGAATACGCTACAATCGTAGCCTGAGGATAGGATAATATGGCAACTACCACGAACTATGGATGGACAACACCAGACGACACCGCGCTGGTCAAAGATGGCGCAGCTGCTATTCGCACGCTTGGCACATCTGTTGATACAACAACAAAAAACTTAAACCCATCAACAACTCTTGGTGATCTTGAATATCGTTCATCAACAGCAAATACAAACACACGACTTGGAATTGGCACAACTGGTCAAATTTTAACTGTTGCCGGTGGTGTGCCAAGTTGGGGTGCTGCGCCTTCAAGTGGCGGAATGACTTTATTATCTACAACCACATTATCAGGTGCTACAACAACAATTTCTAGTATAGATCAAACCTATGTAAATCTATTTATTTTAGTTTTAGGTGTCAATAAAAGCAACGCAAATTACTTATATTGCAAGCCTCTTAATAGTTCAACTAATACATCAGGCAATTACATTGGCACTAATAATAGTGGTGTTTTTGAAGGTACAGCAAATTTGAATGATAGGATAAGACTTGCTTCTCGTAATCACATGGTAGCCGCTAACACCAATAACGCTTGGGCTGTTATTATAAATAATTATGCTTCTTCTAGTTTCTATAAACCATTTAGTGTTAATGGCACTTACAGAGATGACACAGGATTTGATACTGCTATGGGTGGTAGTGGTGGTGTATTAACGACAACCGCAATTAATTCATTAACATTTGATCCAGCCGCAGGAACATTTAACGCTGGCACAGTCCTACTTTACGGAGTTAAATAATGAGCAGACCAATGATAAGAATACATAACACAGAAACAGATGAAATAATTGATAGAGAAATGACTGTTGCTGAGTTTAAGATTTACGAAACAGAACAAGCAGCAGATGCTGTTAAACAAGCCGAAGTCGAAGCAAAGGCAACTGCTAAAGCAGCAATACTTGATCGTCTTGGCATAACTGCTGATGAACTTAAAACGATACTTGGCTAATGAAGGCTTGGTTATCTAAAGCTGCTGTTCAGTTAAGAGAGCAAACTGATGATTGCTTCCCAGACAGGAATCGTAAAAGTGATGGATGGGCTGCTTCTGTGGCACATTTATCAAGAGCAAGTAAATCCGACCACAACCCTGATGCGAAAACAGGATGCGTCAGAGCAATCGACATTACTGCTTGGCTATCTGACGACAAAAGGATTCCAGCATATTTGGCAGATCAGATTCGATTATATGGGAAAACTCAAGGGCGTATCGCTTATGTAATTTTTGAGGAAAAAATAGCCTCACCTTTACTTGGTTGGAAATGGCGTAAATACAAAGGCATTAACAAACACAATCATCACATTCACATCAGCTTCAAAAAAGATCAAGATAACAATTCAGAGTTTTTTGATATCCCACTACTAGGAGGCAAATAATGAAACTATCTAAAAAACACAAAGCAGCAATTAAGTCATATTTAAGAGCTGTTGCAGCTAGTGGTTTAACTGTTATATTGGCAATTGCTGCTGACATCCGACCAGAGTATGCAATTCTGCTAGGTTCATTAATTGCACCATTGGCTAAAGCAATTGACCCAACATCCGGTGCTGAGCATGATTATGGCGTTAATGCGAAATGACACCGAACGAATGGGTTGGATTAGCCGTTGGCGCAAGCACTTTAAGCGCGACTGGATTGTTGGTTCTACGCTGGGTTATTAAATCTTACCTGCAAGAACTAAGACCTAATGGTGGGTCAAGTATGAAGGATCAATTGAACAGATTAGAACAGCGTGTTGATGATCTGTATTCTCTAATAGTTAAGCGATAATTTATTTATGGCGAACACACGCAAAACCACTAAACGGACAAAGATCAATAGGCGCGTAGTTCGCCACACTCCTGATCCTTCAAAGATTGATGCGCATTACATTGCGTTGCACGAATGTTACAAAGCTGCAAGGAAAGCAGGATTTACACCTGAGCACGCATTTTGGCTCATGACTGAAATCAAAACATTTCCGAATTGGGTTGTTGGCGATGGTGGGATTATTCCTAGCATAGACCCATCTGACGATGAGGATGACGATTAAGCGATATTTAGTTATCAGCGATCTTCAAATACCCTACCACCATGAGCAAGCAGTCAAGAATGTCATCAAACTTGCAAGGCGTGAAAAGTTTGACAGCGTTCTATGTGTTGGCGATGAGATTGACTTTCAAACCATTTCTCGATGGGCTGAGAAAACACCTTTGGCTTATCAACAAACTCTTGACCAAGATCGCACAGCTACTCAAGAGATCCTTTGGTCATTAACTGAAAATGCTAAAGAGGCTCATATTGTCCGCAGTAATCATACTGATCGCTTGTATAACACTCTCTTAAAAGTGCCGGGCTTGATCAGCCTTCCAGAATTACAATATGCAAAATTTATGGATTTTGAGAATTTAGGAATTACATTTCATAAGACATTCTACGAATTTGAAAAGGGTTGGGTCTTGGCTCATGGTGATGAAGGCAATGCCAATCCAAATGCTGGAATGACTGCATTAAACCTTAGTCGCAAAACGGGCAAAAGTTGCGTTATTGGACACACGCACAGGTTGGGCATGAGTGCCTATTCAGAGGGCATAGGAGGTCATTACAGACCTTTATATGGCATTGAGGTAGGTAATCTTATGAATAAGGCTAAAGCCTCTTATACGAGAACTGTGGCCAATTGGCAGATGGGTATCGCAATCCTTGAGTGGAACGGAAAAAACATGACCCCAACTCTTATTCCTATTAATAAAGATGGCAGTTTTACAGCTCTTGGAAAGTCGTATGGGGCTTGAAACAGACTATAAGTACCGCACGATTGATGACCATATCGATGATTTTGAGGATATTGGCGTTATCTAATCGTTATAAAACACGCCGAAAGTAAATAACCGAAGGTCATTGCTTTAGGTCATACTTTATGTATGCACAGATCGTCTGTGTATATGTAGGGAGCGACATGATAGAAACAACAACACCCTGGTTATGGCTTTATGCCATGCTTGGGATAGTAATAGGTTATGGCATTTACTCAACAATCAAAGATAATGCATTCCAATCAGGTTATTGGAAAGGTCGCAAAGACGGCTACGACATGCACCGCAGGATCACAGATGCCAAGCGAGATCAAGTATTTGATTATGACAAGCAGAACTGAACTGCTAGATGAATGCGCCCAAATCCTTAGTCAAAGAGGATCGATTTACGGAAGCAGTCGAAGCAATCACGAACGGATCAGCGAACTGTGGTCTGCTTACTATGGAAGTTACATATCGCCTATGCAAGTCAGCCTCATGCAGCTGCTTGTCAAAGTGTCAAG